CTGGAACACTGATCATGGCCTACAGTGAGTTTTGCAGGCGCAAAGCAAACAAGGTCAAAGGGTTGGAAGCCTCGCCAGACTATGTTTTTGAGAATCTCCTCGATCAGTATCGTCGGAATGATGAGAGCAATCTCATCGAGACGAAAATTTCCCGGGGCAATGATGTGGATTATCTTTTCTACAACAGACGCTCTGGTAAATCTTTCGTCCTTGACGAAGAACAGCGCCATGGCCTTGATGTTGAGTTGCACCACGGGAGATACAAGCAGGAAACTGCTGATGAGACTTCCGAGCGCGTTCACAGCGATGGTTATTGGCGTGAGATGCACGAGGAATACACCCACCTTTTGCACAAGAAGTCGCGCGCTGAGGTCAACCGGGAACGTCTCGAAGAGATGAACCAGGAACTTGACGACAAAGAGGCGCGTGAGAGACGAGACGACGAGAAACTCGCCGCTATGGCTCAATTGCCAAGCGGTGGGATGGCTGCTGTCGCTCTTGGTCTCAAGGGACATGAAGGACCTGCGGCAAGACCCGCGCAGCCTGCTGTGGTAGCACCAGCACCTGTCGCCCCGGTTGCCCCTGCTCAGCCTGCTGTGGTAGCACCAGCACCTGTAGCTCCAGCCGCCGCTCCCTCCTTCAAGTGCTTGTGTGGGTCCGTTGAACCCGAACATCAGTGTGTGAGCAAGATAAACACTGTTGGTATGCCTGACTCCGCTATTGCAGCGTTGAGGGAATTCGCGAAGAAAAGGACCGTTGAGTCGGTTCCCCAGTACGACGTGGATGCCGCTGCGCCAGCGTCAGTCCGGTTTGAAAGCAGTGAGAAGGCACCCAAAACTCAGGTTTTTCAACCGGCGCCCGACAAGGCACCGGTCGAGGCGAAAACCCAGGTGCCATCAGACCAACCCAAACAGTTGGAAGGGAAGCGGAAACAGGAGCCTGCTCAATCTCAGGCCACCTCCGCCAAGCCAAAGAAGAAGAGAAGCCGGAAAGGCAAGGGCAAGAATCACCCAGTGGTCACCAAGACCGGGGAGATCAACCCAGCTTATCTGGAGGGCCCGGAACGGCCCCAAACCTTCAAGTACAATCCAGCCCTGGACGAGCTCTCGTGGCGCGACCCGCGGCCGGTGTTGGACAAGAACAGGCAACCAGTGCTGAAAGATGGCTTGGAAGTGGTGTCGCAGACCGCGGAAATTCCGGACGGTCGGACGTACTACTGGAGAAGCGATCGACCAGTGCAAGTGACCCTCTTGCCAAAGCGTATACCGAAGGAGCTTCCATTGGCCCCTTCATTGTCAGATCTCTTAAAGAACGATCCCTCAATTACCCAAAGCGGCCCTGGACAGTCCAGCCCCAAGCCCCCAGAGAGTGGCACGAACAGTGCGACGCCCTCTACGGCCAGCCAGACACCAGCAGCCGAGGCGAAAAACTAAGCTTTCTCAACCAAGTACCGGCGAAGTTCAATCGTCGCCCCGCGCCGTCAGACCCAATGCGGCGCAAAACCCTTGACATTGTGGAGGAATTGTATACTAAAGCGCGTTATTTTGCACGTTTTGATGTGTTCCCTAGTGAAAAGGAGTGTGCTCGGTTGTTTGATGAGTTGTGTTTAGATGTTGAGTTGAAATCCTCGCCTGGGTTCCCGTATGTTTGGAATGGTGTCACCACCAATCGCCAACTACTTGAGAACCCCACTTTAAGAAAAACCGCTCTGGAGTCCTTCCTTACCTTGATGAGATGTTTGCGAGATGGCCGGGATCTTCCCATGCCGTTTGTGCGAATCTTCGTTAAGCCAGAGCCCCACAAGATTGAGAAAATCCACCAAGGCCGCTATCGGCTAATCTGGGCGTTACCGTTTGAGTACCAATTGGTCCATCGTCTTTTCTTTGGACCTTCCCTAGATGCCGAGATCGCGAATTTTCGAGACATCCCCAGCAAGGGTGGTATGTCTTTTGTGCGTGGTGGTACCGATCAACTGTATTCGTCATTAGATGATCGGTCAGGCAAGATTGCTGACAGCGACAAGAAGTCTTGGGATATGTCTGTGCCCGCGTGGCTAATTGAGCTGGACTGTGAAGTTCGGCTCCGCCTGTGCCTGAACCCTAACCCGGTTTGGGATAAGTGCGTCCGCGCCTGTTACAAATCCTTGTTGATGTCTTACGTGATTTTCTCGGATGGCACCGTGCTTGAGCAGACCTTTCCAGGTATTGTTCGCTCCGGTTCCATGATCACATTATCCGGAAACTCGCGCATGCAAGTGATCTTGAAAGTTTTATTTTGCTTATGGGCCTGTGGTGAGTACATCGACAGTGCGCACAAAATTATTGCTATTGGCGACGACACGCTGGAAAGGCTACATGGAGTGCCCCCGGAGATCTACCAGAGATGGCTGAGCTCACAGGGTTTCACTTGCCATGAAATCTCGATCGGTCCTATGATAGATCGGGTGTTTTGCTCCCACGCTTTCAGACGCCACGGCACTCGTGTTGTGCCCCTGCCCACCAACTGGACCAAACACTGCTATGCGTTGTGTAGGAAGGAGAAGTCAAAACTCCAATTCTTCCCCGAGCAGCTGTTTTCCCTTATGCTAGAGTATTGCTTCGACGACGAACATTTCCGACAACTGAGGGCAGTCTGTGCCACAGTTAAGCCGGAGTATTGTCACTCACAGCAGAAATTTCAGAACTTTGTTACTGGTCTTGAGAACGACTTCGCTGTACCAGTGTTGTCTGACTCGGCCGTTGACGTTCTGCGTGGTGACGTTTGCTCTCAGGCTTTGTTGTCCGTCGTTGCCGACAAGAGAGGAGCCAAGCCGTTTCAACCGCGCCTTGAGGGCGTGGAAGAGAACCCCGGGCCCGCTGAACTGGAAACTTGGGCTGGTGCCATGTCTTTCGTGTTGTTCTTGGTGTCAGTGATGCTATTCACGACCCTCCAACACCCGGCTGGTCGACGCCGTGAGGATCGTGTTCGGCTCGTGCCAGTGGTCTGCGTTGGCATCTTTCTGACGGCGCGTGCTTCCGCGCAAAGCATTCAAGAAGAGCTGTTTTCTCTAGACTACAACCCAGCTCCCCAAAAAGAGCTGCCCGCAGTCTTTAACGTTCTCAAGCCTATCAAAGATATTTTCAACAACTCCGTTTCACGAAGTGTTGGAAAAGCTGTTTTAGACTTTGTTGGACCATCGAATTTCGGTAAAGGAAAAGGACACGAGCCAAAACGGGAAACTGTTTCTATCATGCCGCCCAAACCGAAAGGAAAGAGTGGACAGAAGAAAATGCAGCACCAGAAGGCCAAGAGGAAAGCGACTATCGCCGTCTTGAAAGAGACAATTGCTGTGAAGACGCCTGCTGTGAAGCGGCGGACTCACGCTGGTGGCGGGAGACTCGCCTTTCTCAAGGCAAATCGTTTCAACATGGACACCGCCAGATTTGGTGGGCGGGATCTTGTTGCGAAGATTGTTCTGAGTGCGAACGCGGCCTCGCAAACTTCAGGCGCTGACAAAGCCGGCACAAACTTGTGGCAATGTCAATTGCGCCCTCAGATCTTCATCCCAAACACACGCCTTTCTAGGCTGATGGGTCTGTTTATGAAGTGGAGGCTGTTGAAGGCTCGTTTCACGTTTAAATCGTCATTGCCATCGGCATCTAATGCCGGAACGATGTTGTTCGTGCACGAGCCTGATCCTAATGAAGTCATTCCCGCACAGTTTGCCGCGCCTACCGCTGGCACTCTGAGCAATTATGACTCGCATTCGATCAAAGCACTTGTGCCTATGGCTAAGATCCCGGATGATTTCAAAGGTGAGCGGAACGACTACTTGGACCTACAGCCTTCAAAAGCTATTGGGCCTGGAGGTGGCTGGTTCCTGCTTGACCCCGAGAATGCTGCGACTGCCTTCGAGAATTCGAT